CAGGCGAGCGGTCGATGACTCGCGACGAGCACGACGATTGCTGTGCTGCGGAGGACAGCCTGTCACGCTGAGACAGGCCCAACCAACCCGCTGCAATTTCGCAGCGGGTCAGAACGACAAACCAAACCAAAGGGACACGACGATGGCAACAGAAACAAAAGCAATCGAAATTACAAGCACAGGGATTGATTATTTCGGATGCTTTGGCCCAATAGGGCAAATGACAACGACATACTACACTCCGACCGCGACGCAGGTGATGGGCGCGATGTGGCTGACAGAGTGCGGACACGCTCTAGACGCGGTCGAACAGACCATCGTGGATCTGTGTTTCGCTGGTGTATGACCCGCTGGCAACATCGCCAGCGGGCTTGAAAGACAGACCGAACAAAGGGACACATGATGAAAACAAAGGGACACACAATGAAAACAACGACAATCTGCGGCAAAGCAATCCAACACGACGCATCCGGGCAGGGACACGACTGGAGATGGGTCGTGGACGGCAGCATCCCGGCCGACACACTGGAGGACATCGCAGCGTGCATCCTCGACGGTGGTGTGGGTAGCTGTGTGTGCTGGGTCGCTGACGGAGGCCAGCACTATCGCTGGTGAGTGCTGGCCACGACAACCCGCTGGCAACATCGCCAGCGGGCCTTTTTTTCAATCAGGGATGACATGCCATGTTAGTTTTATCACGCAAAGTCGACGAGTCTATCCGGATCGGTGACGCCGTGGTCACCATTATTAGCGTCGTCGGAGGAGTCGTCAAAGTCGGGATCGTCGCGCCACCGAGCGTGGTGATCCTTCGTACGGAATTGGAGCATCCATGACCGGATTCGTTTGCGTCGGTGCGCTGGCAGTCGCCAGCGTTGTTCTGTGTTTTTTGATTGAAGGGGATAAATAATGACTATTACGAACATGCAGGGCGTGGCCCTGTGGCAGTTGGCTAACAACCTCGGCCATGAATGGGCCGGCTCGCGCGATGATCGAGACGCGATCGAGGCTGACGGCTGGGACGCCGTCACCGAGAGGGTGACGGCCAGAATGGAGGCCGAGCACGCCGCGTACTCGGACGCTCGGTGCAGCCTGCCAGCTGGGCTCTGGCCAGCGACGGCGCACACAACAGGGTCTGGTCGGCTGTCGTGGTATTGCCGGACGCATTACGCTTACCCGGCCCAGCGCAGCAGGCACGTTGTGCAGATCGAGGTCAATCGACCTGCGCCGGGCCTCAGTGGAAGTAATAGTGTTGTCCTGCGCCTGTCGGCGCAGCTAAACGCCGAAGGGGCGTGGATTATGGCGGACTTCGAGTCCGTGCCGGACATGATCGAGCTGCGCCACATTCAGGCGCTGTCGTACACCATGTACGCCAGCGAAGATGAGTGTTACTTGCGCCACATCGTGGATCACATCGCATCTGATGCTCTGCGTGATCGGCTTGAGCCCGAGATCGTTGCCGCGCAGGAGCGGCTCGTGGCGTATGTAGAAAAGGAAAACAATGACGAAAATTGACGTTTTGCGTCGGTTTTTTTTATTTTTATTTATTTTGCAGAATTTTTAAACAAATAGATTGACAGCATCCGATGATATCGTTAAATTTATAAATGTGATGTGAGTGACTGAGACAAACACAAAGGGACACGAAAATGCTCATCGGAACCGAAGTTATTAAGATTGCGACTGATTGCACAGGTGGACGGCGAGGGTTTGTCGTTGAAATCGGAACAGGCACAAAGTGCGGTCGAGAGCTGCGAGTACTAGTGTCGTGGACGCACGAGCCATCGGGCCGGGCAATGAAAATCAGGACATGGTGTGGCATTAACACTCTGTCTTTTATTTGATCGACACACGACAACCCGCTGGCAACATCGCCAGCGGGTCAGAACGAGAACCAAACACAAAGGGACACGACATGAAAGAATATCTGACCTCATCCGAATGCGTACGACGGCTCCTTGACGACAGCAACGCCAATTGGTCGCGTTTAGGAGCAACGGCTTTAGTTCAGTACCTCGAAGAGCAGGAGATCGAAACGGACAACGAGCAGGAGTTCTGCGTTGTTGATATCCGGTGCATTTATTCGGAGTACGAATCGTCCGTGGAAGTGGCGACTGCATACGGCTGGGAGCCTGAGGACGTCGACTTGATCGGTGGATGCAAGATCGACGATGACTATATCATCGATCCAGATAGTGCTTTATTCGCCAAGCGAGAAAGCGATGCCACCATGTGGTTGATGGATCGCACGACAGTGATCGTGCCTGATCTTGACCGAATCGACTTGAGACGCGGAGCGGCATCCTGCGATACGATTGTCATTCAGGATTTTTAATTAAATAGATTGACAGGCGGGGGCGATGTCGTTAAATTTATAAACGACATGCGATTGACCGGTAATTCGAACAAGGGACAGACGATGACAACTTACAGGAAAACACACTTGGTCGGTGGATGCAAGACAGCGGCGAGGAATGGACTTGGCTTTGTCGCTGTGACATTTTGGAATTTTGTTCAGCTCCCAGACTCGGAACGCTGCTCCAAGTGTGACAATTGCAAAATGATGAACTTCGAAATCTCCCGAACACAGAAGCTGTCTGAGGAATGGGAGCCTGAGACTGGAGCCGCAGCGGAGGCGTGGCGGTTTGAACCAACACACAAGTGACAAGCATGACAAGCATAGCATCGGCTCAGGCGGCAACACGAAGCGTCGATACTGTTGTGACGACGGTCACGCAGCATACCTAGTTCCCCGCCTGAGCTGATGCCTTTTCTATCTATCCATCTAACGCGGAGGTCGTCAAATGCTAGTTTTGTCCAGACAAGTCAATGAATCGATTCATATCGGTCACGATATCGTGATCACGATTGTGCGGGTTTCCGGCGGCGTGGTGCGGGTCGGCATCACCGCACCGGCTTCAGTTAATGTCTTAAGATCTGAGTTCGTAACGAAAGTGCAGGAATGACGTGGTAGCACGGAAAACGAGAACCAAAGAGATTAAGCCCCGCAAGCCGGGTGGAGGGCGTAAACACAGATTGACCGTGCGACAGATGGCAGCAATCCAAGCGTCTGTTGCCTCTACGAAAGCTCTGGCCGAGAAATACGGAGTGTCGGAAATGACGATCTGGAATACGAGAAACAAGATCACACTTACCAAGGGAGAGAAACAATGACACGAATCTGCGTAAGCGACCATCAGGCAGAAGCGATCCTGAATTTCTGCGAGGTCACATGGATCGTCAAAAAAATCTCGATGGAGGACGTCGATTGGGAGGCCAGCAGCTTAAATCCTGCTCGACTCTGGCATCACGAAAATGCTGATGTTGTCGATCAATATGTGACAGCGATGGAGGCCGGCGATGAATTCCCTAGGGTTGTCGTCGAGGCATCGGAAAACGGATATATCATCCTCGGCGGAAATCGTCGAACAGCAGCCATGAAGCATCTCGGAGATACTGAGATCGAAGCCTACGTGCTAAAACCGATCCCAGCTAGACAGCGTGAGATCGTCATCCGGTCGCTCAACTCGCGGCACGGCGAAGGAATCAGCCGAGAAGAGCGGATGGCTCAGGCTGTGTACATGGCTCTTTCATGTGGTTTAACCGTCAAGGACGCTGCTAGATTGCAGTCATTGCCACAAAAGACAGTACAGACCAATTTGCTGGCCGCAAAAGTCACGCAACGACTAGCAGCGACCGGTCTCGATGTGTCTAAGTTGCCAGTTACTCATTTATCGGTGATTGCGAAAATATCTGACAACAAGCAGGCTGCACGGTTGTCGAAAATCCTACTGGAGCAAAAGTGCTCGATTATAGAAACGAAAGACATCGTTTCGGCCGTTCTAGCATCGCCATCGGTGACTATCACAAACAAGCGAATCAACGAATTTGAATCGCATTTGGAAGTAACTAGAGCTGGACAAAAATTTGGGTCTAAAACGATTCAGAAACCGCATTGGAACCGATTTCATGCTGCTCTAAGCAACCTGTCGTTATTTCTCGATCGAGGAAATGACGGCATCGGCTTTTCTAATCTAGAAGAATTGCAGTGCTCGCCAGAAGACGCTGAAGGAGTTGTTGATCGAGCCAATATTGTGATCCGCAGACTACGACTTATTGCGGGGATCAAGTGAATGCCTCGAACTCGTTGCGTATCGCGACCGGGGATTTGTGCAGACATAGAAAAATTCATGCTGCAGGCTGGAACGAGATGGCAAACAGCGTCTCTCATCGGAATACAAATGGTCATTCCACCCGAAGCACTGTATCGGGAGGCTGCGCAGTCAGGCGGAAAGAAGCCGGTATCTGCGGGGACTTCAATTTCTAAAGTTTTACATTATTTAGTTACTAAAAACATTCTTGAAAGGAGGCGAAACAAAGTAATAAAACGCTGGGAATTTCGTATTTTGAAACAAACACAAACACGGAGAAGGACGAATGAAAACGACGACGGGAAAACTATCAAGACCGAGAAACGTCCTGCTCTACGGAGAGCACGGAGCGGGCAAGACAACGTTGGCTGCAACGTTCCCAGCTCCGATAATTGTTGATATTGAGGGCGGCAGCGATGACCTCGATGTCACCAGAACGGAGCGAGTCAAAAACTTTGGCGAGTTTCAAGCGGTGGTATCCGATCTGTTAACAAGTGACCACGAGTACTCGACCGTCGTGATCGACTCAGTCGATTGGCTGGAGTCGTTGGTGCATCAGCATGTCAGCGATGTCAATAACGTGACGAGCATCGATGTCATTGGCTACGGAAAGGGATTTGCGTTTGCTGCCGAGTCGATGAATCAGCTGCTGCCAAGTTTCCGGATGCTGAATCAAAGTGGGCTGGCTGTGGTGCTGCTTGCACACTGCAAGACAGTGAAACATACTCCGCCGGATTCTGATTCTTACGACAGACGGGAGCCAGACCTGCACGCGAAGGTCAGCAGCTTGCTTATGGAGTTCGTCGACGAGTGCTTATTTTTAACGAGCAAAGTTTACACCAAGACCGAGGATCTCGGCGGGATGCGAGGCAGTCGGAAGATCGCGTTAAGCTCGGCCTCTGAGCGTATCTTAATCACCGGAGGATCACCGGCGGTGGTCGCGAAGAACCGGCTGAACATGCCAAGCGAAATACCTGCGACGTTCGCAGCGTATCGAAGTTTTATTCACTAACAAACAAGGGGCACGACAATGGGAAATTTAGCGGATTTGAATTTTGACGCAGCGACAGAACCGGCATCACGACAGTTCGGCGTTTTGCCGAAGGGCGAATACGTAGCGGCGATTGTCTCGTCTGAGGTGAAACCTACCAAGGCTGGGACAGGCGAATACCTGTCATTGCGGTTCGAGGTCTTATTCGGCGACCACGAAGGACGAATGTTGTTTCACAATATCAACCTGCGGAATCCCAACGAAACTGCAGTGAAGATTGGTCGAGAACATCTTGCGTCGATCTGTCGCTGTGTAGATGTTCTTGCGCCAAACGACTCTGTGGAGTTGCACGGCAAGGCGTTGAAGATCGTTGTTGGGATCAAGGGCGACGAGAATACAATCGTCGGCTTCAAGGCGACTCTACTCACTACGCCGCAAAAGATGCCGGCAAACAATCCTGCTACTCCGTGGTGAGTTTCTGGCATCTCTGTTGACCGAGTCCGGCCGAACAGAAGTCGGCCGGACTGTTTTTTTGAGGCATCGTCATGATTCTGCGAGAATACCAAACAAACGCGGTGGATGCAGTCTGGCAGCATCTCTGTACGACTCCGGGCAATCCGGTGATTGTCGCGCCAACAGGCAGTGGCAAGTCGCTGATGATCGCAGCGATGTGCCGGCAGGCTGTCGAGCAGCACCGTGGCAGGGTCATCGTGCTAGCACATCGGAGGGAACTGCTACAACAGAACGCCGAAAAGATCCGTGCGTTGCTACCAGACATGGACATCGGCGTTTACTCAGCGGGACTTAAGCAACGTGATACAGAGCAGGACGTGATCGTTGCTGGTATTCAGTCGGTCTACAATAAGTCGGAACTGTTTGGTGATCGACATCTGATCCTAATCGACGAATGCCATTTGATACCATCGTCCGGCGAGGGCATGTATCGCACGATTCTGCATGAGTTCCGCGAGCGGCTTCCAACATGCCGACTGGTCGGACTTACGGCCACACCGTTCCGGTTGGAGTCTGGCCCGCTCTGTACTCCGGACGGACTGCTCAACACGGTCTGCTACGACATCGCGATTGCCCCGCTCATGACGCAAGGCTTCTTGTGTCGGGTCGTCTCGAAGTCGAGCAACCTCATTAAGGATTTCAGTAAGCTCCATCACAAGGCAGGTGAATTCGTCGAGTCCGAAGTCGAAGCGATGTTCTGCGATCAAGGCGTCGTTGGGCCGGCGTGTCAGGAGCTGCTCGACAAAACACAACAGTCTAGATCCTGTCTGGTGTTCTGCTGCTCAGTACGGCACGCAGGTCTGGTCGCAAGAGGCCTGCAGGATTCTGGCCTCGGTACTACTGTCGAGGTCGTCGTCGGCACAACTCCGTCAGATGATCGTGCTGACACCCTCCGCAGATTTCGTGCTGGTGAAACGAAGTATCTGGTCAACTGCAACGTGCTGACGACCGGTTTCGACGCTCCGAATATTGACGCGATCGCAGTTCTTCGCGCGACGGAATCACCGGGGCTATTCGCACAGATGGTCGGGCGTGGTATGCGTATCTCCGATGGAAAGACCGAGTGCCTGCTACTGGACTTCGGCGGCAATCTCTTGAGGCACGGAGCGATTGACCATCCGAAGTACGGGATGAATAAGAAGCCGCCAACGGACGGCACTGGCGGAATACCGCTTAAGACTTGTCCAAGTTGCTTTGCACTCATCCCGATTGCCGTCATGCTGTGCGACTGCGGCTATATATTTGACTCGCCACAGTTGCCGCGCCATCAGGCTAAAAGTGATAGTACATCGCCAGTACTAATGGCCGATGCAAAAGACCACAGGAAGCGATGGAACGTGATTGAGGTGCATGTGTCTCATCATAGAGGACGCGAAGGCAAACGCGACACGTTGCGGATGGATTACATGTGCCAGATTGAAGATGGATCGTTTCTACCGCTACAACGCATCTCAGAATGGATCTGCATCGAGCATGATGGCTACGCACGGACAAAGGCTCGTAAGTGGTGGGCGGAGAGATCGGGGAGACCGTTCCCGTCGAGCGTCAGAGATGCAATGTGGATTCATGCTAACGGTGGTCTTGCGATGAGCAGCAAGATACAAACGGAGCCGGACGGCAAGTTTCTCAAAATTATAAAACAAACAATTACGGAGGAGGATCTAAGCTACGCAATGGATCAAGCAGCCAAGAGATGCATGACCATGATTGATGAAAACACAGATCTTGAGGACGCCTATTTTCGCCGTGAGGGGTGGACACCTCTGATCGGATTACCATTCTAAACACCTACAAACACAACCAGCCGCCAATCTCAAAGGGACGGATGAGACTAACGGCTGGTCGGAGAGAAACAAACACACCATGCACGATACCACGGACAGAGTCGAAATCATAGAGCAATACATCGCACGGGGCTTTTCAGTCGTGCCGATCCCTGCCGGCAAGAAAGGGCCGGTCGTCAAGAGCTGGCAGAAACTACGGTTGAAGTCTGCCAACGCATTCTCGGCGGACTCAAACTGTGGAATTATTTTAGGCGAGGCCTCCGGCGGGCTGGTCGTAGTGGATCTCGACCATGCGGTAGCGGTGGAGCTGGCCGATCGATACCTCCCGCCCACAGATATGATTGGAGGTCACGGCGAGCGGACGCACTGGTTTTACCGTGTTGAGGGCACGATGAAAAAGCGAGCGTACTCGACGACCGACAAGACGCTATTGATCGAACTGCTCGCGGATGGGCAGCAGGTCGTCGCAGGGCCGAGCGTTCACGAGAACGGGGAGATTTACTCGAATCTAGTCGGCGAGCCAGCTACGCTCACGCAGGAGGCGTTGCTGGAAGCATTAGATCGTTTGCATATTGCTTGTAAGGATAGGCTAGGCGTCGGCAATCTATCACACATGACGATTGACACTGCGAAAGCTCCAAGTACGCTCGACGATCTACACGCAACCCTCCTGCGGATCGGTGCGACTGTCCTCAGCGATGGACTCACCGCGAATGGAACTGCCGGGTTCTGTGTTGTGTGTCCGGGCGAGCATCTCCACACGCAGCGTAATGGGCCAAAGGATTGTCTCGTGTGGATTGGTTCAGCTGGTGGGTTTCAAGCGAAGTGCGTTCACTCATCCTGCGGAGTCGATTCATGGCACGCGTTTAAGCAATCGCACGGAATGCCTGCTCACAGAATCATGCCTATCACCGTCGAAGACTCGGAAGACTTAAAACCTGAGACCCGTGAGAAGCCTCCTGAGTTCCCAGCGGACTGCCTTGACCCCGGTGGAACGCTCAGTCGGATCATTAATCAGAACCTATCAACGGCGATGTACCCGATGCCGGAGTTAGCCCTAGCCGGTGCGTTGGCCTTGATGTCGCTGATCACAGGACGCAAGGTACAAGATCGGCGAGAGCTGCGGACGAATGGATATTATCTAGGACTGGCATCAGCAGGCAGCGGAAAAAACTTTGCTAGACAATTGAACTCGAAAATTATGACAACGCTCGGAGCTGACGAGTACATCGGGCCGAGCAAATTGAAGAGTTCGGCGGGCTTGGTCAATGCGTTGGTTGCTCAACCGTCGTGTCTGTTCCAACTCGATGAGATCTCAAGGCTGCTGCACACGATGAAGAATCCGAAAGAGGCTCCGCATCTGTACGACATCGGATCGGTCATGCTCGAGGCCTACGGCGAGGCCAACACCGTCTGGAAGCCGGGTGCATACGCAGACTCAAAAAAGAATCCGATCATCGACCAACCGCATCTAGTGGTATACGGAACGGCGGTTCCCGAAGAGTTTTGGGGTTCGATCACAGTCAGCAATCTGACTGACGGGCTGCTGGGGCGGATGATGGTATTTGAGTTCACTGGCAAGACTACGCTAACCGAATCGGAGATCCAGCCTCTGTGTCCGTTGATGTTGTTCGAGGTTGAGCAGTGGCTAAACTACGAGCCGTCATCCGGTGGAAACCTGAAGAACTATAGTCCGACACCAACGATCATACAGCATACGGAGGAGGCGTGGAGTCGGTATTGGGATCACACGAAAATGATCGTTAACGGCAAGCCGAATGAATCGGAAGTCGTCAAAGGGATCTGGCGGAGGACGGCAGAAAAAACGGGCAAGCTAGCTATCTTGTCGGCCTGCTCTCGGATCTGTCCTCGTGACAATGCGTTTCCGACAATTGAGCTGTCGGACGTTCAATGGGCGATCAAGTTGAGCAATTGGCTGACAAGGCGACTGCTTGGGCAAGCCGGAATCTATGTTGCTGAGAATCAGCATCAGGACAATTTGAATCGCATTCTGAGAATCCTTCGCGACTGGACATCAGCGGCCGAAATCGGGCACAAGGTGCGGTGGATGAAAGCACGAGACCGGAACGAATTGATCTCCGCAGCCATCGTGGATGGACTCATCGAGACAAGGGTAATTGAGACCGGGGGGAGGCCTCGAAACGAGTGGAGAAGCCTTGAATCGTCGAGATCTCTGATCTAAGCGGTACCTTATCCGCATGGCAAATGGGGGAAAAGGGTAGGATGCCTAAGTTAGTGCTAGCAAAGGAGTTAGAGAAATTTATTTTACTTATATTACATATATATATTATGTATATATAAAAGTAAGAAATACTCAGAAACCTTCTTTCTTATATATAGGGGATGCGTTTAATTACTTTTTTTGCGAAAATGGTAATCTAGGCAATTTCAGAGAGGCGAATTATGGAGCAGCCAATTTACGTCACTGAGCGTCTGACGATCCTGCACTCGGCACGGTTGCCGATCGTGCTCACCAACTACAACAATGGCCAATCGAGGACATGGAAGATATCGGCATCGGAGAGAAAAAAAATTGAACGCATTCTTCGATCGAATGGACATCTGCGGGAGAAACCGTTCGGCGAGTCGGTCGTCTTGAGGATCACGAGAGTGCTGGGCTACAAGCAGGGACTGTGGGACAGCGACAGCGGTCTGCGTGGGAACGCGAAGCAACTGGTGGACAGTCTCGTAGCCTGCAGGTGGTTCGACGACGACTCGCCGAAATACATTACCGAGACACGATTCGCTCAATTCGTGCCGTCGGTACGAGAAGAGTTGAGCAGTACGGTTGTTGAAGTTTTGAGGGTCGAACAAATTCAAGGGAGGAACAATGACATCAATTCTAGCCGAGGCGGATAACATTGCAGGCGAGGATCGTTCGAGGGACTATGGGCATCCGTTGCTCAATCATCAGCGGATCGCGGCGATCTGGAACGTGCAACTGGCCGGCAGCCTGAAGACACCGATCACACCGCGGCAGGTAGCGTTGATGATGATCGGCGTTAAGCTGGCCAGAGAAGCCAACACGCCAAAACGTGATAATCTGATCGACATCGCGGGATATGTAAAATGTATTGACATGATCGACACCGAAACACAAAGGACAGAACAATGATTATCACGACAATCGACGGGCGTAAAGTTGATACGACAATGGCCATTCAATCATGGGTCGAAGAGACGCGACTCAGCGGCGATACTTACTACAGCGTCAACACCGGCACGCCGTACCAGAGTCAAAAGCTGTACCAGAGTAGTCAGCGTAATTTCTACATCGTCACCGAGAACAACTACCCAGAGGCCGTGGCAGACTCGACAGAGCCATCGGCGACGTTTATCAGCGAGCGTCAGGCATGCGCGTGGATCTGTAAGAATTCGCATGCGTTGCCGGATTGCTTGGCATCGCTCGAAACGGAGCCAGAATAATGTTGACGATTGCTGTTGACAGAGTTACCGTTAACACAGGAGAAAAATCATGCGAGCAACGTACATCGGTGGACTGCTGGTTCTTGCCGCCGTTCTGTTCGGCGTATCGGAATTTGTCGCAATCCAGACCGAGCAGCAAATGCGAGCGACTGGCGGAACCGAAAACATCGTCTCTTTCATTCTTCAACTGTTCCCGAAGCTCGCAGCATACGGGGCAATAATCACGGCGGCTGTCGGCTGGATCACGGGGCTGGTTACACCGACACCCGGGCCGACACCGGGGCCAGACATCGCGATTGAGACCGAGATCGAACTGATGCAGTCGATCATTTCTTACCTCGCAAAAATGGACGACGCGGCAAGGCTCAACAGGGTGCTGCTAGCGTTGGTCGCAGAGATCCGGCTACGATTCGCAAACACGCCGGCAGTCGTGACAGCAGCCGGCGAACTGGCCAAGGCCATGACGCAGACGCTATACGTTGACCCGCCATCGCAGACAGGCAAATCTAGTTACTGAAACGAGCAAAGCATGATGCTAGCGAGACTGATCCTGTCTGCGATGGTCTGCTTCAGCGGCTGTGGCATCAATCTCGTCAACGTCGTTGTGATCCCAGACGTAGCACCGATCACCGATCTGGGCAACAGATGTCTGATCGTCTACGCGTCTGAAGACGTCGCGAAGATGTCAGCCAAGCAGCAGGTGATCATTACCGGCAGCAGAGTGCGTAAGTACCTCGACATGGCGTGCGTCAAGGACGGATGGCGGATCATTGATGCTGACACGCAATTCACGGGCGGTGACGATGTGATCTGGGTTGAGGCCATGCGTCTGCCGCGAGACGGCGGGCCGTGGTTGATATGCTCGACGGGCAAAAAGGGATTCAGCGGGCCGTTGCCTGATGACATTGACAGCGTTATTGATCTGCTCTCAACGTATTTTGAGGCGAAGTAATGCCATACGGTAAAGGCCTGATAGCCAGATCGTTTCGCGAAAACCCTGTCGGGAAATATTGCGCGGCGTTCCCGTTCGCGGCGATGGCTCCCAGCGAAATCGACGACCGGATCGCGTTGATGGAGGCCGAGAAAGCGACACTGCTAGACGTGCGTGGTTCGATCCCATCGACAGACCAAGGATCTCAGGGCTACTGCTGGGCACACAGCACGGTCTCAGCAATGCTTCTCCTGCGTGCCAAACAGGGGCTACCATACGTTGAGTTGTCGGCATACGGGATTGCAGCACCGATAAAGAAATTCAAAAACGAGGGCGGCTGGTGCCAAGAGTCTATGGATTGGATCACGACAAAGGGATGCCCAACATCCGCAACGTGGCCGATCCAAAGCATGTCCCGAGACAACGTGACTACCGCCATGCGTGAAGAGTCGCTGCTGTACCGGGTGACAGAATGGTATGACGGCGGCGACGATCCGAAATTGTTTTGGACGGCGGTGGCGATGGGATTTCCTGTGGTGTCAGACTTCAACGACTGGGGACATTCGGTCTGCACGATATCGGCAAACCGAAAGAACAACACGGGGCTGATATGGAATAGCTGGGGAGACCAATGGGGCAACAAAGGTGTTGGCGTACCTCAGGCACGGTCGCCGGTGCCGAATAATTGGATGGTGCCTAGAGTGGGGACAGCATGAGAGCGATCAGCATCCTAATATCAATCATGATCTGTTCGACGGCCTCGGCATCCGTGTGGGCGATCACCGAGCGTGCGGCGCGAATGCCACCAGCGTCACCGATCCTTAAGCCTATCGTCATGGTCTACGTCACAGGCAATTGTCCAGCCTGCGACCGTGCGCATCGCGAGCTTGACGAGGCGGTGGGGTTGCCGTATGAGTTTCGCTTTTCTACGGAGACGCCCGAATGGATGCGGGCCGATCCGAGGATGCTGTATCCGGCATTCTATTGGCCTTTGGGAAAAGGACATCGCATGATCCGGGGATGGTATGGCATCGGTGCGACTGTCGAGGCAATTCGCAAAACGGAGTAACGAAAATGAATGAGCCGATGGAGCGACGACGAGGACACATCATGGACGAGATCAGCGAGCCAGCGACCATCGCACCGGCAATCGCTACAGCACTCGACTGGTGGAGGGCACACATCGGCATCGGGGTCATCACCGCAAGCTGGCACCGATCGGGCAAACAGGCTCTGACGGTGTTTGGGCGTGGCGATGCGTGGGACGCGAGAGACATCTACGGGC